TCTAATACTGGTTTAGGATGGGGTGCTGGTTCAAACACAACCACAGGCAACAATAACCTTTTTGCTGGAACAACCTCTGGATACGCAAACACAACTGGCAATTATAATGTTGCTTTAGGCAGTCAATCTCTGCGTTTCAACACCACCGCCGACAGCAACACTGCTGTGGGTTATCAGGCGGGGTATACAAACACCACAGGCTATGAAAACACTTTAATCGGCAATCAAGCGGGATATTTAAGCACAACAGCAAGGGCAATAACGGCTGTAGGTTACATAGCGGGATACAATGTAACGACTGCTCAATACGGATGTTTTGTTGGTAGGAGTGCTGGCGCATCAGTAACTACAGGAACGGCAAACAACTTTTTTGGAGTTAATGCTAGTGCTTTGGGTGCTGGTTACTATGTAACCACTGGCGCAAAGAACACCATCATTGGCGGCTACAACGGCAATCAAGGCGGCCTAGACATCCGCACATCCAGCAACAACATCGTGCTGTCGGATGGCGATGGTAATCCTAGATTGTGGTGTGATAGTAGCGGCTTTTTTGCTATGGGCGATGATAATAATGGTGGCGCACGATTAAAGTTAAGAGAAAATTCAACTCCACTAGTTACTTTTAATAACGCTGGAACTAGCGGGTATTTTAATCAAGTTCGCTTTAGAAATAACGGCGACACTGGTGATGTTGGTTCCATAGTGCGTGTAAATGATGCCTCTATTCAATACAACACGACTTCAGATGCACGGTTGAAAGAAAATATTGCAGACATAACGGATGCCGTTACTCGCCTTAAACTTCTAAAACCAAAACGGTATAGTTGGATTAATGAGAGCCGTGATACTGCTGACCAAGACGGTTTTCTTGCACACGAGGCGCAAAGTGTTGTGCCAATGGCGGCATCTGGCACACAAGACGAGGTTGATGCAAATGGCAACCCTGTTTATATGCAGATGGATTATAGCAAACTTGTGCCACTGCTAACAGCAGCGTTGCAGGAAGCACTAACAAAGATTGACCAATTAGAAACACGCATTGTAGCACTGGAGACAAACTAATGGACGAACTAACAGCAGAACAAATCGCACAGCACTACACAGCAATGGGTCACAGCGTTGACCTCATCAATGCTATCATTGCTGGCGAGGCTATGGCAGGCGATGATGCAGCAGATAAGCAGGACTGTGTAAACAGGAATGTTGAGCATCTTGAGATTATGGTTGCTAAGGACTTCTGGACTACAGAGGATATGACTGCGGCTAATGCGGCTATTACTGCTGGTCAAGGGTATACTGCGTAATGAACGAAACAGCATCAAACGTAGTCACGATTAACGGCGAAGAATATGACGAGGCCACTCTGGCTGATGACGCCAAATATTTCATTGCCCAAATCCGTGACTTGCAAGCAAAGCAGGCTCAGTTGAGGTTCCAAGCTGACCAAATCCAAGCAGCCTTAAACGCTATGACAAATGCGCTTATTTCTTCTGTGAATACAGACGGTGACAAGGAAGACTAATAATGCAAATGACCAGCCTTATCGACACACTCATTGGTCTGGTTGTGGCTGGACTTGCGTGGTTTTTAAGCGAGACCAGCAAAGAGCAAAAGCGGCTCAACATTTTGCTGAACAAGACCCGCGAGGAATACGCCACAAAGGACGATGTGCGCTCCGACATGCGTAACGTAATGGACGCTTTGCACCGTGTCGAAGATAAGCTCGACAAGGTACTCAGCCGCGCTCCCTGATGTTTAAGGCAATTGTATTAGCCTGTGCAATAGCAAACCCCACCGATTGCATCGAATTTCACGACACTCGCGGGCCGGTTTACTCCACACAAGAAGCCTGCCGAGAACGCGCTATGGAGATGGCAAGAGACATTGGCGAAATGGCTCACGGCCTGATGCCGATTAGCTGGAAGTGTAAGCCGCTTAGAAAGGGGATGCTGTCCTAATGGAACCAATAAGCACCGCCTTGGCCGGTATAGCGTTGGTGAAGGCTAGCGTGGATGGCATCAAATCTGCACTAGGCACGGCCAAAGATATCGGCGCTATTGCAAATGACATAGACGCGCTTCTGAATGGGCAGGCTCAGGTTCAGGCAGCCAGTAACAAAAAGGCTGGCGTCGGGCTGGCTGACCAATTCGGCGTTCAGTCCGTAGCCAAGGAAATGATTGACGCGAAAATCGCTGCTGAACACGTCGCTGAGGTGCGCCGCCTGACAGACCACAGGTTTGGTGCAGGGACGTGGCAATCTATTCTGGATGAGCGCGCCAAGCGCATCAGGGAGGCAAAAGAGGCTCAAGCAGAGGCTCGCCGTCAGGCTCAATTGCAGCACGACGAAATGTTAGAAAACGTAAAAATAGGTTTGGCTATTTTCGCGTTGGTGGTTGTTGTGGTAGGTTTGTTTATTGCTGTGATGGTGTCAACGGCTGGAGCCATAGGGCTTAAATGAGCGAAACAACAACCGGGCTGATTGGTGAGTACATTGCTGCCGCCGCTATCCTTGCACAAGGGTGGCGCGTCTCGATGGCTCAACAAGACCGGGTAGATATGGTGGCGTGGAATGGGCAAGAGTTTCTTCGAGTGCAGGCAAAGACTGCGAGTTTATTGTGCGATAAAGATGGTCGATCTCCGCGTCACCATTTCCAGCTTGGTCACGGCTGCAAAGCGAAGCATTTGCCGACAAAGGATGATTACGATGTTCTCTGCCTTGTTTCCCCCAATTCAAGAAGGGTCTTGTTCATGCCGGTTACGAGCATACGGCAATATAGTATGCGCCTGCCAGCGTCGCGCTTCACTGAAGCTGCGGAAACTGATAGCTGGGATAAGGCGGTCGATCACGTTTTGGAGACGCGGCGATGAATAAAGACGCACTCCGAGAGGAGCTGGCCGAAGATGAGGGCTGCAAGTTCGAGATATACTTAGATCATCTCCATCTACCAACTTTCGGAATTGGCCATTTAATTAAAGAACATGACCCAGAATACGGCCTGCCGGTCGGCACTGAGGTGTCAGAAGACCGCGTGCGTAAGGCGTTTAATCTGGACATTGCCGTCACAATTGAGGACTGCCGCCGGTTGTGTGACAACGTCGGCGTTGACTTCAACGAGCTTGACCTGCGCTATCCTGACGGCGCGTTGGCGTTGTGCAATATGACGTTTAACCTCGGTTACCCGCGCCACTCCAAGTTCAAGAAAAAATGGGCAGCAGTAGCTGAGGCTATGGAAGACCCGAAGGCGTGGCTGACAGTCGCCGCCGAAGCTGAAGATTCACGCTGGTTCGATCAGGTGCCTAATAGAGCCAAGCGGCTCACGGCACGCTTCAGGGCGCTTGCTGATGGCTAAGGCGCTGCTTGAATATAAGATCATCCCGCGTCTGATGATTTTCACGATGACCGTGGTTTATGTGCGTTGCATTGAGTGGGCGCTATCGCAGCCAGACCTATCGACACAACAGGCCAGCCTGATTAGCGTAGTAACCGGGGCTATGACCGGCAGCCTAGCCGTGTTCTTAAATTCGGAGACAAAGAAATGATCCAAGCATTATTAGGCCCAATCTCCAGCCTCGCAGGAACGTGGCTAGAAGGCCGCGTGGAGACCGCTAAGGCCGAGACAGGCGCAAAGGTAGCCAAGGCCAAGGCAGAGGCCACCATAATGGAAAAAAAGGCCACTGGCGAGATCGACTGGGACTTGAAGATGGCCGACGCAAGCGCGGCAAGCTGGAAAGATGAGTGGCTTACCATTTTGTTTAGCATCCCGCTGATCCTAGCGTTCTGCGGCGATTGGGGCAGGCACATAGTGTCTGAGGGCTTTGCGGCTTTGGAGGCTATGCCGGAATATTATCAATACACCTTGGGCGTGATTGTTTCAGCCAGCTTTGCGACACGATCCGCCGCCAAGTTCTTCGGTAAAAAATAAGGGAGCTTTCGCCCCCTCACTCACTTGTAAAGATATTGATAGTCAAACCTGTCGGCGGTCTGCATATCCTCAAAAACCACATTGTAGCTTTCATCGTCAATGCGCTCGACCCGCCTGACTAGGGCTGTCACCAGCCTGCCCTTTGGGCCAGTCACGCTGACTAGGTCGTTGGGTTTAAGGTGTTCTGTCTGCATGTTTACCTCCTATAATAATTTAAACGCTCTGGCTCTGCCGGCCACCTTCTCAGCCGCGCCACGCTCGACCAGTCCGGTCATCAGCCGGTGTACTTGGCTAAAGCTCTTGCCGGTCTTTTGCGACAGCTCATTAATCGTCGGCGTGTAGCCGTAACGGCGGGTCATGCGGTCAATCAGAATCCGCAGCTCCGCCTGCTTCTTTGTCAGCGGCACATCAATCATCACGCACCTCTCTCCAAAATTGCACATCACCAGTA